GGCATAAGGTTTGGAACTATGCGAAAGACGTTGTGAGTGTTCGGAGTTGGTTCACCACCAAAGTGTACCAGATAGAGAGACGTAAGACCAACGACCATCACGAGTTGGTGTTACTTATCCCTGTTGCGAAGTGGCGTTTTCCCTTCAACCTGTTAGCAAATTGGTTGCGTACAGATGAGTTGTCCCACCTTGAAGTTAATTCAGGTGAGTTCAACGTGATGGACATCAAGACTAATGATGGTATCAGCAGAAGTATAGCACGTGTTGGTGAATACAACTGTGCTACTGTTGATGCTGTCAAGATTGATGCTATCATGTCAGCTGCACGGAATTCTTCTGTGCGTCTTGGCAATGCCAGCGTGCAAAGCTGGATTGACAATGACCGTGTGTCTGCTACTGTCATTTTGGATTATGTGAACTCCAAGATCACTAGTAACCCTATGACAGTTTATCCTGCGGAAAATGGTGCAAGACCATACAGGATTATGCAGACACTTGCTGACGTGGACGAAGGAGATAAACCACTGATGACTAGTTATATGTCACCGGTGTTGCCTGCCACTTTTGTTCCAACTAGCACACGCAGCAATGAAATAGCTGCGGTTGTGGGTCGTGTTATTCTGCCGTTGGAGGAAGCTAAGCAATTAGCTGAATCCCCTCCATCAACATTTTTGGTCGACGAGATGAAAAGATTCGTCGAGTTGATGTTTGAGAACACACCTCATCTCGCCCCATGTGAGATAGGAGATGTGTATGAGAGACAGAAGAGACCGACACAACGTGCCATGTTGGCGCAAGCAGAGGTAGCCGAGCCAAAAGGAGTTGTGGAAACTTTCCTGAAGGCCGAGCCCTATCAAGCCGTTAAAGACCCTCGTATAATCACAACTTTCTGCGGAGTGGATAAGCGTGAATGGTCCAGATTCATTTATCCGCTTGCTGACTGGGTTGTCGAAAACTGTAAATGGTACAGCTTCGGCAAGAAACCCAGCGAGATTGCAGAATTGTTGGTTGAACTATGTGAACGCACAATAGGTGTTAATTGTGCTGATTCCGC